CAACTGCATTTACATCATTCCCTTTATAAACCGTATCTTCCACTGTTTGAGATACCTTTTTTACATTATCGTACATTCGAACAATAATATCAAATGCTTTCTTGTAAAATAAAAAATACTCTTTCGGTAATTTGGATTTATCGGGATGCATCATCAATACTGTTTTCTTCGCACGTTTTAAATCATCTACATCGATATTTTGGTCCATTGTAAAATGAAATAAACCGAGCAATTCTTCTAAAGAATATGACTCGATTTGTAAATTGTGATCACCCATTTTAGTAGTTAGTGGATCCAAATATAGTTGTTGGAGAGAAATCATTATTACGATCTGACACATATACGCATTTTAAAACCTGCTCTTTTTAGATCCAGTACAGTAAAAAGTCGAGTACCAAAGATTGCACATGCACTAATCCCGCCTAAAAACATTTCTCGTACTGTAATACCATTTATTCTATCAGGTGTATGTATATTTTCAATAGCATTATTTGCCAATTCAAGTACGCTGTAACTATCTTTAATGTCTTCTAATGTAATATATTGATTATCTACTAATTCACGCGGTCGGAAACCATTTTCTCTCAATACTTGGATATTGATAATGACTTCGAATGTGAATATTGTGTATAAATCTTTATAATTCTTATTTCCTTCTTTTAAAGCAGCGATGGTATTCGTACCTGGACGATTATAGGTTACTAAATTATTATCATCAATTGTTAAAAATTCCGATGTAAACTCCAATTGTAAAGTAGATTCAGTCGATCCTCCTGAAATATCTAATTGTACTTGACCATTTTCTTCTAGTAAATAATATACAGTATCTGGTATTATTACAAGAGGTAATTGATCGGCTTTTGTGATTTCAATGTTATAATTATAAATAATTTGTTTGTAATTTCGGTTGCCATCTTTGGTTGCCGTAATACTATAATCACCGACTTCTGGAGAATCCAAGTATTCTTGGGATGCGGTTAAATTACTTTTTATTAAATCTGCTCTCATTGAAATCCATATTTCAGCTACTGTTGGTGTTATTCTAATGTATTGTGCATAAACAGGAGTAGCAAAAAATATTAATGACTCTTGATTAAAATCAAAAGGGGGTGAATTTGTAAAATTCGTTGAAAATTCAAATCCATTATCAACACTATAGAAATTAATATTGTCACTACTATATTCAGCAGTAAATTTTGTAACATATTGAATTGCACCAGATCCACGCGGCTTTATTATTACACCAACGATGCTAATATTATCGTCAGTTTCATTGCCGATAGTAAGCCAAGTATCAAAAACCGAATTATATAATGCCGCCCAACAGGTATTACTTGATAGCGTTGAGTCATCGAAACCTGGAAAATTATTGATAAACTCTCGTTTATCATTAGGCGTATCGAGTATAACGTATGATGGATCAATTGCATCACTATAATATCGGTATGCAATAGGGTTATCGGTAGATCCACCGGATACATCAAAATAAATGCGTTGGTTAGGATCATAAACGTACGATACCTCATTTAAATTATACAAATCAGCTTGGTCTGCTTGAACTACGGTAAAAATTTCGAACACCGTTTTAGGATGATAATTTATTCCTCCATCTCGAATTGCGTATAGTGTATAAATACCCACTTCTGCTCCATCTATATATTCCAAATCAAAACGAAATGTCTCATTACCATCTTGATTAAAATCTGATTTTAGATCATATTGGATCGTTCCATTTCCTGAACCACCAGATGCATCAAATATAATGCGAAGACTTGGATCATATGTAAAAAGGTTTGAGGTAGTAATCTCAAAATTATCAGATTGATCAGCCTTTATAATAGCAATTGTTTTTTCGCCACTTATATCAAAATAATTAATACCGCCTGTATTTAACGCCACAATAGTATATGTACCTACATCAAAACCGGTGAGATTTTCTATTGTAGCACCATTATAAGAAAAAGTAAAAACCCCATTTGTAACAGTAGTTGGATATGCTGATAAATTAATATCATTGCCGTAGACATATGTATCTATGTTATTAAAAATGATTTCACCTTGTTCAGCTTTTGTAACATAAATTGTACCATCTACACTAGCTTGAGGATAATTTTCATCACCCTGTTTTATTACTGTAATATTATATGTATCAACATTAGGCGTATTTAAAGTATTATTTTCCAATAAAATTCCATTACTTTCTACTGAAATAGCACCTGTACCGGACCCTCCACTTATTTGTATATTAAAATCAATTGATAATTCTGGATTATAAATATAAGTGGTATTATTATTTTCTAGAACAAGTGTTTCCTGACTTACACTTTGAATTTGAAAACTGAAAATTTCACTTTGGGCACTATTGTAATTACGATCAGCTGTTTTTGTAGCACTTATATCATAAAAACCAACATCCGTAAATAATGAAACTGTATTACCAGTTATTTCTACAGAAGGGGGGTCGAAAGATAAAATAATTTCACCATCTCCATTACCACCGCTTACAATTGCAGTAAGTGATGTTTGAGAATAATAAAAAATATTAGTATTCGACTCGCTTTCTATAGTTAATGGTGTAGTTTGATTAATTTTGGTAACTGAGAAATCTACAAATGTACTAATGTCTTGATAATTTACATCGCCTAATTTCGTACATTCAAGACGATATGATCCTACAAGTACATTCTCCAATGGGCTTGATATACCATCAAGAATCAATACATAATTATTTTCACTTTGTTCTTCATATAATGAAATAAAAGTATCGCCTGTTGAGCTACCACCACTAATTGAAAATACAATAGGTGTCAAATATGGATAACTATTTGCAATATTCGCAATAGTAAGAGCTTGTTGATCAATTTTATTTACAGTAAAAGATGTTGTAAATGAAGAGGAAAAGTAATTTACAGTTGCACCTTTTGTCACTACCAGATCGTAATTATTGGCGTCCAAATTTTCAATAGGAGATGTAATTATGTTTCCATTTAATGTGGAAAGACCATTCAATGTAATTGTTAAATCTCCGGTTCCACTACCACCGCTATATGCAAAAGATACAGGAACTCCATAGTTATAGCTTATATCTACCCCAGTTACAGATATAGGTGGATCCTGAGATACAGGGGATATAACCACATTAAAATTTGTACTAGAATCATTGTAATAGTCTCCTCCATCTTTTAATGCACTGATTGTATATGTTCCACCATCCTTTAGACTGAGACTTTCTAATGTATTATTTGTTACTGTTAGATCACCACTATAAGAAATCGCACCACTACCACTACCACCAGATGATAATACATATGTAGTTTCTGGTCTATTATCATATTGATATTCCGGTACATGACTATAACTGTAGGAATTCGTGATTGCGTTTGTGTTCTTATTCTTAAATGTGGTTGTTATTGTATTGGAGACATAATCAAATGTTCTACTTACTAATAACTCTTGTATTAAATAACCCCCTCCAACAATTGCAAATGTTTCTGTGTTACGAGTCACCTTTTCTTGAATAGAATTGTGTTCATGACGAACACCTACAGTATACCAACTATCATAATTAAAAAAACTTAACAAAACATTCCACGTACCCACTGGAAGACCAGATGTACCTAATTGTGTTTGCGAATCACTTATTACATTAATATTCGTATTTGTTTCCGTATTTGGGATATATGCTTCCAATTTAATATCAGTAAAACAATTACTAAATTGTCCGATTTGTGTGTTTTGAAATCGTATAGAAAAGTAATCAAAAACAGGAGGTAAAGAAATAATATATACATATTCAGTCCATACTGAATTACTTGGTGTTATTGTGTCTAATATTACGGAAGTCGGGACTGATATAACAAAAGCATTCGAAAGACTATAATAAATATCAGTAGTGTTCCCTGCACCAATACCATTTGAATCTGTTCTGGCTCTAGCTTGAAAAGACAGTCTATATTTTTCCATTAAAGTGGAGGTAAATAACGATATTTGTGGGGACTGATCAACAACGGGTAAATCGTAATTAAATGTGCCAGTTGTAATTGTTGTCGATACATTATCAGGATAACTGATACTAGTATTTGTTACAGTAGTAGATATATCATACTTATTATTTATATTATCATACGTAATATTTCTAGTAAAAGTCAATGTTTGTTTAAAATAACCATATTGAGTAAAATAAATATGATTTCCATCTCCATCATTTGTTCCAGTATAATTTGACGTCTGACTATAATTTTTAACTTGTCCAGTGGCTGGACCCATAAACCATGATCCATATTGAGTATTCCAATCCAAAAACAAGAAATTAGGATTCCAATTAGGATCATTCTGGTTATCCGGGTTTGTTGCTGGTATATTATACACAAACATACCTGGATTTGCAATAAGTTGTTTATCTCCATTAATTGGGTCCTGGTAAAATAGCTTTACGCTATCAATAAAGGTACCTCTAGCGTCTTTCCGAATATTTTGAATTTTTATTTCCATTTCAGTGGAAGTGATATCCAATGATACATTGAATGTAAATTTTTTCCATACAAGGTCTTCAGTAAAATCTAACGACCCAACAATTACATCATTTGACCCAACAATTACTTCGTTTATTAATACATTGACAACATTTGGTTGTAGATCTTCATTTAATTGTTCTACGGCAATTATTTCTAATAAAAAGTTTTCTACAGGTGATTTATGTTGATTTGTTTTTTGTACAGTGAACAATTCACTAGCGGATATATCGTTATAATTCTCATCTCCTATTTTAGTACCAACTACTGTATAAGGTTCGATATTAGCGTTAATATCTTGAGTTATAGTATCGCCCAATACAGTTATTGATCCAAATATAGGATGGATTACTGTATAATTGACAGTACCAGTACCAGTACCACCTGAACTATCGAAAGTAATGTCAGTACTATAAGGATAAGAAGAAAGCACCCCACTTAGATCAAATGAATCTTGATTTGCTTTTTGTACAGTGAACAATTCACTAGCGGATATATCGTTATAATTCTCATCTCCTAATTTAGTACCAACTACTGTATAAGGTTCGATATTAGCGCTAATATCTTGAGTTATAGTATCGCCCAATACAGTTATTGATCCAAATATAGGATGGATTACTGTATAATTGACAGTACCAGTACCAGTACCACCTGAACTATCGAAAGTAATGTCAGTACTATAAGGATAAGAAGAAAGCACCCCACTTAGATCAAATGAATCTTGATTTGCTTTTTGTATATCCAAATTAAGGAATGTATATTTATTGGTTGCATTAGTTACATCTGTTGCTATTACAGAGATAGGAGTAGTTGTGGCGCTTGGAAGCCATTTCCCAATTACCGTAATTTGTTGTGGGCTTTGTCCTAATATAGTATTAGTTGGAGTAATACTACTTTCATTGAAATCAAAATTATTTGCAGTATTACCATCTATAAGAAATAAAAGTTCACTAGGATATACAAATATGAAATTATTGATAGAATAATAATTATACAGTATATTGCTGGTTATGCTATTAATATCTGTATAAGATCTCGTAAGTGAATAATAATCAACTATACCATTTTGAAGTAAAACCGTGTTGATAGAATAATTCTTAAATGTAATGGTTTTTTCTATTTTTCCTTCCCTTTGTATAATTATTTCATTTCCACTAACTCCCATAAAAACATTTCCAGTAGTTGTCCAACCGGTTAAAGAATCCATATCAGAACCTTCTAAAACGAGTTGAGTCAAAACAGTTGTCTGAAATTGTTGTCTGTATATGGAAAGATAAGCATAGTCAATACTAGCGGAACCATAATTTGTTCTTCCTTCAATTCTAATAGTTAGGGAAGATGACCTAAAATCTACATTAAATTCATATGTTCGTTCTTCATAACTCGTGCTTAAATTTGTATTATCCAACTCTTCTTCAAATACATCTCCTGCAAATTCAGTTACAATTGTAATTTTAAGAGGATAAAATTCTCCGGAAATATTGTTTCGTTTGACCCTTACTTTTAATTGATACTTGTCATTTTTATTTACTATATAATGTTTCGACATGTTTGGTAATAATATAGTATGTATTATAATATATTCTCATTTTATTCTTACTTAATATTATTTTTCGATGGTGTAGCGCACATGTTTCTACTAAATTTTCCAATAAGCTATTTCGTTGCCTCTATGTATAAAATAGAAATATAAAGCGTAAAAGCAAATCACTAAAATAGATATAAATATATATGTACAGGTGAATTATAGCCCCCATTAAAAAATATGCCTATTGAACACGACGTACAATTTAACCGCAATACATTTATTACTCAACTCCAAGAAAATTCAGGATTATTGATTGTAAAGTTCGGTGCAACATGGTGTGGTCCGTGTGCGAAACTCAATCCGTACGCCACTAAAATGATGGATGAAATGTTATCCTTACATCCCTCTTTAGTAAGATGTGTTACTGTAGATATTGATGATAGTTTTGATTTATATGCTCATCTTAAAAGTCGTAAAGTGGTTAAATCAATTCCATCATTATTATGTTATTTAGTGGGAAATACAACGATTTATCCAGATGAAGTCGTATCCACATCCGATGAAACCGAAGTAGGTGTGTTCTTCGACCGTTGTAAAATGCTCCTACAAGAAGACGTAAAAATACCATAACATTGTATAATCATGGATTATTCAACCATTTATTCGTATTTACTATCTTTTGCCTTTTCTACTGTCTTTTTAGTATATTTAGGAAAACTACCCTATTTAGTCACCGGTGAAAAAGAATTGGTTCGTCTGTATTACAATACTAACTATGCTACCAATATTCCTTTGGATATTCTCTTGATTGCTGTGTATTTATCAGTAGCAACTGCCCTAATGAGTTGGCTCCAAATCAGTAAAAAAATGTCATATCAGAAATATGGTCTCGAATTTTTGATAGTAATCTTGACAACTTTAGCCATTTCCGGCGGTTTTTATTACTACTTTGTATCCGCGCCAATCACTTCGAGTTTTTTCAGTAGATGGTTCCATAAAGTAGGATTCAATGCTGTTCTATACGATTGTATTTTAGTCAGTTTTACTTACGGTGTTTTCCACTTTTTGCAACAACAGTTCAAATGTACATAATGTGCATTAGAAAAGTACATAAATATTTCTTTCATAATAAAAATATTTATTATAGACATAAGTGTTATTTCATTTTTTAAAATGATAGATCCAGTAAAAGAAGATGATGGATATGTTAGTCCATATTCCGTTGGTGTATTAGATGTCAATGAATTGATTAAACAGAGAAAATATCCGACGAATTCTCGATTGTTATTATTCGAAGATGAAATGGGGTTCGTTCAATCACGTAATAATGAACAATTGAAAAACCCTTCGTATTCTATTTTCCGATCCTTGAATCCTTTTTTCTCAGAATCGAACAATGAAACCTTTGTCTATTATTACAAAGAAAAATGGGTTGATTTTACAAATGGTGAAAAACCTCGTAAAAAAGTGTTTTTAACATGCAAAGAGTTGGAAAATTTGGAGTCATTTGATTGTACTTTGTACTATGAAAACCAAGACTGAGATTATTGTTGCACTTGTAGTATTTGTTGTACCAAGAAAAATCCATAAAAGTTTTTCGAAAAGATATCCAGGAAATTGTACATGATGTTTTTCGTTTTATACTGTAAGCAATACGCTACTCCGTATAAAGACCATGCAATTAACATAAACCAAAATAACCAATGATTGATTGACGCTGTACCAACAAATTTCACGTATATAATGGCGAATGTAACCACGAAAAAGAATGACCCCCAAATAAAACCCTGTAGTCTAGATATAACTCCTTTTTCCCCTAAATATCCAAACAAAAGCATCAATTGATTGGACAAGATTGTTTTTAAAATGGGGTCGCTATTTTCTTGTACAATCGGGACAAATGATAGTCGATTGGGGTTTTCTGTAGTTGATTCTGTTTTTTTTACTTTATTTTGCGTATCATTTTTTTCTCTCGAAACATCTTTTTGATCAAATGTTTCTATTTTGTTTTTGTAAATCATAAATAATATTGTACTTAATATCATAATTGGAGTCGAAATAGCCCAGTCAAAATAGCGGGTTGTAGTGACATTATAATGGATGTTTTTGAATTGATTAATAAGCCATGTATAATAAATGAGTTCAATGAACTGAACAACAGTTTCCATTACTAATATTTCTCGTAATAGTAGATGTTCTACTGGTAACTTTACGAAAATCCCATAAATGCCGATTATACCAGCAATAATTTGAACTACATATGATACTTTAGCTGTACTTAAAATGAGCTTATCTTGTTTCATTTAATCACCTTATATAGTAGCTTTATTTATTTATTTATTTATTTATGGATTGATTGATTTTCTTTTGTTTTTTGTCTTTTTCGATTTTTTTGCGCGTTTGGATTTGGAACGCTTTTTAATCGTCTTTTTTCCCTTTTTTCCCTTTTTCCCCTTTTTGCGTTTTTTTGTTCCTCCTTCCATGAAATCCTTTTCTTCGCCGATTTTCTTATCATCGTCCTTGTCTTTTTCATCATCGTCCTTGTCTTTTTCATCATCGTCTTTATCTTCACGTTCTTCATCTTCATCTTCACGTTCTTCGTCATTTTCATCATCATCGTCTTCTCTATTTTCATCATCTGATTCAGGTTTGTCTTCTTCTATTGGTTCGTCCTCATTTGGTTCTTCTTCTTTTGGTTCAGAACTAGATGCTTTATTGGATTCATCATCATTATCATCTAATAAATGAACTGTACCTAAAATAGCAGCAGTGACACCAATAAATCCAAAAGTAGCTAAAGGGATTCCACCTAGACTATAACTAGATGCTTTCGTTGCTATATTTTTCGGTGAAAATTTCGAAAAAAAATCTCCTGATTTTAAATCAATCATAATTATATTTTACGTATTATACTATTATTGACTATTTAAATTTCCTCTACTTTGGTATATTTATTTTATTATAAAATAAATAAACTTTCAACAATTCCGAACAATCGGATTTGAACCGATGACATTTCGATATCTATAATTGAAACCTCTACAGTCGAATGCTCTACCAACTGAGCTATATCCGGTAAAGAAAAAATAATGATATTGTTTTAGGTTACTGTTTTTGATGATTAAGCAAATGAAACCATTTACTTTAGGAATACGCAGAACAAAAACTCCCTACTAATGATTTTTTCTCATTATTCTCTCTTACATATAATTGTTCCGTTTTTTCTTTATATGTATTCATACCAAATATATTTATTAGTAT